ATTCTTTAAATATAAAAAAGATTTTGCTTCTTACGATAATGCAGAAAAAAGTCCTATTAATCAATTTAAATCAAATAAAACTATGTACACTAATGTAACAGATCAAACAACAACATTCCCTGTTCCTGTAAACAAATTAAAAGGCTATTTAATGGATAACTTAGGTCATACATTTGAAACAAGTTATGGTAAATATACTGTAACACCAGATTTAGTTAGAATATTAGTAGACAATGCTCGTGAGTCAATGTTTAGAAATACCGCTTGTTATGTATATAATAAAGTATTATTTGAAAAAACCAATGATGCTGTAAATGAGCTTGTAACTAATGCTGTAAATAATGTTGTAAAACCAACTGCTACTAATCCTTTAACTTTCGATCCTAACAACGTATACGACTTGATCAGACAATGGGCTAATGAGCGTGGAATATACGAAAGCGGTGATTCTAAAACACAATATACAAAACTTTGTGAAGAGTCCGGTGAGCTAGCAAGAGCAATTCTTAAAAAAGACAAAGCAGAATTAACTGATGCTATTGGGGACATGATTGTTGTGTTGACTAATTTAGCTGCGTTAGAAGGCTTAAAAGTTGAAGAATGTGTTGTATCAGCTTATGACGTTATTAAGTCTAGACAAGGCTCTATGGTCAACGGCACATTTGTTAAACAAGATTGCGCGGGCACAACAGCACCATCATTAACTAACCACATTAAAACCACATTATAATATGACAAAACAAGAAATTGAGTTTAGAGATCCGGTTGTTCAATCTGTAGTAAATAAGTTTGTAGATAGATCTGATGTTGGCTTTGCGAAGTACGGCAAAACAATGCGTGACGATCAATCAGATGTATTTGTCTGGCTTAATCATTTACAAGAAGAGTTGCAAGACGGAATCTTATATATAGAAAAAGTATTAAATATAATAGACTAACTTTTAATAAGTTGTAAAATAAATGTTTACAATTGCCGTAAGTTCCCATGTAAACGCGTAATAATATAAATATAACCAAATGGAAATAGATATGAACATAACGAGTTGGTCTGACAAAGACCTTGAATCATTATGTATTCCAGAAAATCACAAGATTACTTTTGATGGATTTGAATACTGGTGGTTACATAAAATACACGGGAACAAATGGGAGTTGCATTGCATTGAAGGATTTGACAACTGGAAGAAGCCTTATAGCTGGCTTAATGAATGGCTCTACAAATGGAGTAGAGAATTAGCAGACAGAAAGATAAAAGCTTCTAATTTGTACCTTAATAAAATGAAAGAATCTTTAGAATCTACAAAACAAGTTATGGAAATAAGTAACAATAAAAGATTAAAAACTAAAGATAAAATTAAAATGATACAAGAATTATTACCAGAGGAATCAATAACCTTTATAGCGAATGTACTTAATATAAGTAGACAAGCTATTCATAGACATTTATAATTATGAATGATAATAGATTTTACGTGTATGCGTATTACAGTAATAATGTAGTATTTTATATAGGCAAAGGAGCAGGAACAAGAATATATAATAAAACAAATAGATGCAAAACTTTTATAAATAAAATTAAAGAAAGCAATTGGCATTACATTAAACTTGCAGAAAATTTAACAGAGGAGGGTGCTTACGAGTTAGAAGAAATAATAATAGAAACTATAGGACTAAACAATCTCGTTAATATTGTTCCTGGCGGATTAGCTAAATACAAAATAGGTAGAAATATGCAAGGAATAAACAACCCAAGATATGGAGCTCCTGTTTCAGAAATTACAAAAGAAAAGATTAGTAAGGCTCATTTAGGAAAAAAAGTTAGCGAAGAATCAAAGAAAAAAATGAGCTTAAGTAGATGTTTTATGTATGAGATTGATGGTATGGTGTTTAATAGCGGTATTGAAGCTTCAAAATATTTTAACGTTTCTCAAAGTACAATAAGCAGATGGGTAAAAAATAATTATAAACAATCAAAAATAATAAGTAAATTTTATGCAAGTAACAATAAATGTTAATGATCCTGTATTATTAAACGTAATTAATAAGATGGTTAGTAGATCGGAGGCGGGCATCGATAAGTATGGTACAACATTAGAAGAAGATAGAAGTGGATTAACGTTTTTCTTAAAGCAAATTCAAACAGAACTTATGGATGCTACCTTGTATCTTCAACGATTAAAAGAAGAAATAACTACACTACGTGAAGAAAAAGCATTGCTGCAATCTATAAACGACATTGATGTTATAGATGCTATGTTAGTATCTCAAAAGTTTTTTTCAAAAAAAAAGAAAAATCATTTGAAGAATAAGCGTGGTCATGGTAGTTGTCTTTATACATTCACAATAGATGATTAAAAGATCAAAAAAGAAAGGCCCAGTAGTTGCAAAGAAGGTAATATACGATTCTATTATTTTCGCTTCTGGCTTAGAAAAGTATATGTATAAGTCTTTAAAAGAAGCTAATATAGATGTAAAATACGAAGGCAGAACTTATCAACTGTTAGATACATTCCAATTTGATAGTAGCTCTATTGAGAGGCAATCTAATGGTAAAGGAGATTTTGTAGACAGAGGAAATAAAAAAGTATTAGGTATTAAATACACTCCAGATTTTGAGGGTGATGGATGGACTTGTGAAACAAAGGGGAGAGCTAATGAGAGCTTTTCTCTAAGGTATAAGTTGTTTAAAGATTGGATACATAAAAACGATCCCGGCAGGCTATTACTGAAGCCGCAAACACATTCAGACTGTGATAAGGCAATTGAGATAATAAAAAAACATCTTGAAAAAGTAAAAGGTAGTACAAACGAGTAATAATATATATTATGGATAAATATTATATATACTTGCACACCAACGAAAATGGGATTTTTTATATAGGCAAAGGATGCGGAAAAAGAGCGTATTCAAAAGCTTATAGAAGTCTTCATTGGAACAATACTATAAATAAATACCCTAATTGGGAAGTTATTAAATTAATTGGTAATCTGTCAGAACAACAAGCTTATAGTATTGAGGAAATTTTAATAAACTTAATAGGATTAAATAATTTAACTAATGTATGTGAGGGAGGTGGTGACTGCACTGATAAACCATATGATAGAGCCGGCAGCAAAAACCCAATGTATGGTAAAATACATCCTAACAAAGACAAAAGTATGCCTCAAAATGGGCATAAAAAAAGGGTTGGTATGAAACATACTAAAGAGTCTATTTTAAAAAATAAAATATCACAACCTGCTAGAAAAAAAGTTGTATGGGAAGGAATTGAATATTGTTCTATTGCAGAGTGCCAACGATACACTGGTATTAGTAAAGGCACTATAAAAAGATTAAACGGAATTATTGATCCATCATATACAAATAAAAGAAAAACAAATCGCAAAGTTGCTATAGAAAACCTTAAATATAATAAATTATAAATCACAATGCCAATGCCTAAAGACCGTGAAACTAATTCTAGAGAAGAGAAAAGACTAGCAAGAAAAAAATATGCTGAAAGGCAATTTGATAAATGGATCAGATGGTCATTTGAAATTAAAGGCAGAATAAAGTATAAAGATATACTAAAGAAACAAGAAGAATTAAATATTAACACTAACAATTATTAATTATGAGCAACAAGAAAAAACCAATTAAGGGAGCAACAATAGGGCCAATCGAAGACCCCGTAGTAGAGAATCCAAGGCATAATACTCCATCACCTCCTCCAGAAAAGAGCTGGACATTATCGGTTGGTATATACCCTGGGATATTATTTGGTATTAGAACGTATGAGGAAGCGGATTTTAAAACACACGTGTTGTACTTGCCTTTTGTAGATATTGCTTTAGAAATTGATAATTAAAAAACAAAAATATAAATATGAGTTTAAGCTTAGATAAGCAAATATTGTCCGATATAACCGTGTATACGAAATACGCGAAGTACCTGCCGGAAAAAGAAAGAAGAGAAACGTGGGATGAATTAGTAACCAGGAATATGGAGATGCATACATCTAAATTTCCTAAAATGAAAGAATCAATTGAGCAAGTTTACAAGAATTTTGTATTCACTAAAAAGGTTTTACCTTCGATGCGAAGCCTACAGTTTGGCGGTAAAGCTATTGAGCTTAATAATGCTCGCGTTTATAACTGTGCTTTCCTACCTGTTGATAGTATTCATAGTTTTTCTGAGACTATGTTTTTATTGCTTGGAGGGACTGGCGTTGGTTATTCGGTCCAAAACCACCACATTGAGAAACTTCCTGAAATCAGAAAACCTAATTACAATCGTAAGAAAAAGTATGTTGTTCAGGATAGTATAATTGGCTGGGCAGACGCAGTCAAGGCTTTATTTAAATCTTACACAGGAGGATTAACATCTCACATAGAGTTTGATTTTTCTGACATAAGACCTAAAGGCGCATTGCTCATAACCGCTGGTGGTAAAGCTCCCGGACCCGAGCCGCTTAGAATTGCGTTAGTTAAGATTGAGGCTGTGCTACGTCAAAAGGATGACAGATCTAAATTAACAGACATCGAGTGCCACGATATTCAGTGCCATATTGCCGATGCTGTTCTAGCCGGGGGTATTCGCAGAGCCGCAATGATTAGTTTGTTTGATCTTGATTCAGATGCAATGTTAAATTGTAAGGCGGGTAATTGGTGGGAAGATAATCCGCAAAGAGGTAGATCAAATAACTCTGTTGTTTTATTGCGTCATAAGATTGACAAAAAAACATTTGATAAAGTGTGGGAACGTATTGAAGCATCTGGATCTGGAGAACCTGGTATATATCTAACTAATGATAAAGATTGGGGTACAAATCCTTGTTGCGAGATTGCTTTAAGGCCGTATCAGTTCTGTAATCTAACTGAAATCAATATGGCAGATATTGAAGATCAAGATGATTTTAACGCAAGATCTTCTGCAGCGTCGTTTATCGGGACACTGCAAGCATCGTATTCAGACTTTCATTACTTACGAGATATATGGAGAAAGAATACAGAAAAGGACGCATTGCTTGGCGTATCAATGACAGGTATTGCATCAAAGTCTAACTTAAATTTAAATTATGAAGAAGCGGCTCAAGTTGTTAAAGATACCAATAATGTTATTTCTGCTGCTCTCGGTATTAACAAGGCTGCCCGCACTACAGCTGTTAAGCCCGCTGGCACAACTAGTCTTGTACTCGGCACATCTAGCGGTATTCACGCTTGGCATAATGATTATTACATTAGGAGAATGCGATTAGGTAAGAATGAAGCAATCTATTCCTATCTTGCAATAAATCATCCAGAACTGATCGAAGATGAATATTTTAATCCAACATTACAAGCAGTCGTTTCTGTGCCTCAGAAGGCTCCTAATGGTGCCATAACGCGCCATGAGTCAACATTAGATCTATTAGAAAGAGTTAAATTGATTTCTAAGGATTGGGTTAAGACTGGCCACGATAAAGGCAACAATACGCACAATGTTTCTTGTACAGTTTCCGTAAGAGATGATGAATGGAAAATTGTAGGTGAATGGATGTGGGCAAATAAAGAATACTATAATGGTTTATCGGTATTGCCATACCATGGCGGAACATATAAGCAAACTCCGTTTGAAGATTGTACTAAAGAACAATATGAGGAAATGATGCTCGCATTAAAAGATGTTGATCTATCAAAAGTTATTGAAGTACAAGACAATACTAACTTTAGTGATTCTGCCGCCTGTGGCGGTGGTAATTGTGAAATAACATAAACACCATGAAACAGAAATTTTTAATAGTAATGTTATTGCTTACCTATAGTTTATTCTCACAAGAGTATTACTATAATGAAATTTATTTAAGAGATTCTTTAGGTAAATTTAATATTATAAATAAAGATGGCTGTTTTGAAATAAAGAATGATAGTATATATTTGTTTGAACAAGAGCTAGGCGTTTCATCTAAGCGCTTATTGTTTAATGAAAAGGAACAGCCAATAGGTAATCTTTATACCTGCTCAGACAATGTATACTATTATACTTTATTTTTAACTTTGAATGACGAATTGTATTTCTATACAAATAAAAAAGAAATGTTAAAATTTAAATTGAAAAAAAAACAATGATAATTAAAACCAGGAAAAGCAAGTATGTAATTGTATGATTTATATAAAAGATGATTTTTTAGATGATAATTTAATTGAATTATTAAGCTCAAATAAGGATGAATTCCAGGAACTAAAAACTCCTGGAAAATCCTTCTGGGTTAAGAATGTTCCAAAGCCTATTGCTGATATTATAAAATTTGAAATTGAAGATTTAGAGAGCAATAGAATTGAGCCTATACTATATTTTATTCGTGAAGCAAAAGAAGGTCAAGATAATGACTGGCGTATACACAACGATTCTATAATAGAAGGCCAACAACCGGATAGGGCTTGTGTTTTATATCTATCAGAAACTAAACAAGAGGGGTTGAATGGCACAGCTTTTTGGGAGCACAAAAAACATGGTGATAAGCTTTCTAATATCACTGTGACAGAGCAAAATAGATTGCTAAATGAAGATGCTAATGACCTCGATCTATGGTATTTAAAGTCTGTTATAGGGCATAAAAAGAATAGGTTAATATCTTATCCGTGTAATTACTTCCATAGTAAGTATCCAAATGAGTTTACAGAAAGTAGAGTTGTATTCGTAATGTTTTATAAAATAAAAAAATGAAAGAAAATAAATTAATAGAAATGCAGAATAAGATAGAGGCTCTATCAAGGATCGCTCAGTTTGTATTGAAGGAGATTGAAAATACAAAAACAATGGCGGTAGGAACATATCAAGTTATGAAAGAAATGCCGGGATATGATGAAGCTATGAAAGTTGTAACTGAAAGAGTTAAGCCTCTGGATGAAGAAACTGAAGAATAATAAAAGAAGGGGATTCACTTATGTGGTCCCCTTTCTTTTTTACGCAACTTTAGGTATGGTGCCTATTCTATTTGTTTGCGTTTAACTTGTTTATCATTTCCATTTTCTTGCGCCTTTCTTCTCTTTTTTCTTTTGCTTTTTCTATTCTTTTTTCTCTTTTTTCTAGAGCTTTTGCACGTCTATACTTCATTCTCTCTTCCGGAGACAAACTTTTAATGCTATCTTTTAATCTTTCAGCATTTTCTTTTCTAGTCTCTTTGGCTTTTATTGTGCCTTCTTCCTTGCGCTTTTCTTTAGCGGCCTCTTTTATAAGTATATCTCCTTTAGTTCCTTCAATACCAACAGTCCACGGAGAGTAACCTAATCCGGTAGCAATTCGTTGCATTGTGGTGTTTTCAGAGTTAAATGCTTGAGAAACATTCTCTACCTTGTTAACTAATCGGTCCATAGGAAAGTTAGTTCCTACCTCAACTAATTTACCGGTTACAGAATACATTGGCCCTAAATGAACTCTACCATCTTGCATAACACCCCACCCTCTTTCTTCTATTAAGTCTTTATCGTACTTTGTCTGTTGTAATGAAGAATAAGTCTTCCTTAATTTAGATCCAATAGGAGGCGACATATTAGCAAATTCCAGTACAACTTTAGCGTACTCAGCTTTTTGTTTCTTAGCTCGTTCCTCAAGGTATTTAACAACTGTATTCTTTAAAGTTGAAACAACACCTCCAAGGAATCCTGTACCTCTAAGTATACTATCAAGCACGCCATTAGCAACATCATAAGCAGCTTCTTTTTTTGTTTTAGCTTTCTTATCTTCTTCCTCATCATCATCAAAGAAAGTGGCAAAGATGCCTTGCTGTAACGTCGAGAACATTATATTCTGTACCGCTAAATAATACGCTATCTTAGCTATGTTTGTTTTAGCATCACCCCTACCATTCTTAAGGTCTAAAGCAGCTTTCTTAACGATACGAGATTGTTGCATTGTAAAGTTTTGGAAAACCAATAGTAATCTACCAGCAGCACTTGACTGTTGTTTTGATATATCTTTTGGATCACCTGACTGCTGCGTTTCATCCGATATTTTTGAGAAATCTTGCCACGCTTTGTTTTCTGCTTCTTGCTCTGTTAATCCTTCTTTCAAATAAGAGTTAATCCTGTTTCTGTAGAATGGAGCACCTCCAGAAGCGATAGCGAAACTATCTGCTAATTGTGTAGGTGTATATCCTATCTTCAATAAGTACGATGTTACTGCCACTACTTTATTCTTACTTCCTGCGGCAGCGTTAGCAATCTCAGCAGACGCCACATCTTCTCTTAAACCTCCACGTCTTTCTTTTAACTTATCAGAGTTCCATATACGAGCAAAGTCTTTCCAATATTGTGGTTGGTTTAGGAATGCTTTACCAGCATTGTAAGGATTATTATCTCTCCAGTTCAAAAAGTTAACTGCTCCTAACATCTGTAGTACAGCCGAACGAGTGTTTAAGAACATGATTGCCCCCGTAGATCCATTTACCCAACTGTTCCAAGCTGTTGTTTCTCTATCTTGTCCAAAGCTTCTGTTCTTACCATTAGTCATTCTGTATATAGAATCTTCTAACGCTTCTCTAACATTTGTTCCGTAAACGGCTTCAATCTTATTCATATTTGGCCCAACAAGCATTCCTTCAGACCACGTTCCAAATAACTCTTCTACATTTTCAATAAACTCACCTAAGAATTTTTTTCTACCTGATCCTTCTGTTATATTGTACAAATCAGAAATAATAGTATCAGCATCCCAATAAGTACCTGGAGGCAACCACCCGTCTTTTTGTCTACCCATTACAATCAAGCCGTCCTTAAAAGCAGCAAGATCTGGGTCATTATTAATAAGATCTGACAAGTAAATTCTATCTCTTTGAGACAAGCCTGGAATTTCAACATTAAATTGATCCCAAATAGCAACACGCATCGCTTGATCATAAGTAAAATCTTTATTTGGTGTTAACTTTTCAAGTTCTTTTTTAATCTCAGGGAATGACTTTAACAATGCCTTATACTCTCTTTTTATAGATTGTCTAACAGCATCCATTAAGTTCACTCCGTTTATATATGGCTTTATCAAAGCATCTTCAAAAAATTCTTTCTGCGATTCACCTAATGCTCCTTTTCCCATAAAGTTATAAAGTAATAGCTCAAAGTCTGCTGCAGATGGCGGGACATAAAGATCAAACCTGTTTTTCTTTAAACCTCGTCTTCTAGCGGTAATATCAGAATATACCTTATAGCTTTCAACGCCTTTATTCTCCTCAATGATTTCATTGAAACGTGCAGACATTGATTTACTAAATTTAAGTTTAGCTTGTTGTATTTTTGATTTAACATCAAGAACATCTAGAGCGTCTTGAACTGCTTTAACATTTTGAGGTGCGTCATCTGCAAAGTAAAAATCATTATATCCTTCAGCTGCTTTGCCTACTATCCAGTCGGCTTTTGCTTGCGCAGCACTGTTACCTAATCCGGTTATATTCTCTAACGGTATATTAATACCTATCGATGATAGAAATTCGTGGATAGGCACAGCAGCATCAGCGGGTCTAGCTGTTAGAATAAAGAAATTGTCTGGCCCAAATTTACCAATCATCTTTTTCATTTTCTCAACCATAGGTCCCGGTTTGCCCTCGACTACTTTGCTAAATTCAGAGAAATCAAATACCGCTCCTTCTGATAAAAGATTGGAACCTTCTTTAGCAAATTCTTCAGCGTTTAACTTGCCAGTTGAACCATCAGGCATCATGTACAGCACATTACCTTTTGTTAAACCAACAGTGTCATCGAAATCAAAAACAGAAATTCCTTTTGGTGATTTAGAATATTTAATTGGTAATGATGAGTTAATAGCGATTATATTGTTAGAATTTTGAATATTTGCTTTTGAAGTTACACCTGATTTTGCTAATTTTACTAATGAATTAAACTTTGCTTTTGATCCGTACTCTTTTTCTAAGCCTGTAATTTTAAATCCTTTGTCTATTAAATCTTGAAGATACAAAACAGCCTGAGTATCATACATTCTATTTTCACTCTCTATATAATTAGGGAGCATATCCTCAAGTGCTTTAGGCACTAAGTTTACTTTCGCTTTATCTATAAATTGTCTGAATTCTTTTTCGCTTATTTTGCCTTCAAATAAATCTATAGTTTTTTCCACAATATTTTGTACCGGCGGATTGTGCTCAAGCCTTGGTTCTTGGCTCCTATTTAATTCTAATACCCCAATGCCTGATTTTGACACTTTTCTAATTAAACTTCTTTGATCCCATCTCAACAAAGCTAAATATGATTCAAAATCTTCTTTCGTTTGATTATTGTCTTTAAAATACTTGACAACATTAATTAGCTCATTTGTTGCTTTTACTGCTTCTTCGTCAATTTTATTGACAAATCCTTCCCAATTTTTCTTTATAACGGTGGTATCTGCCCATAGAGGGACTTTAGTTTCGCCAAAGTATATAGATTCTCCTTTTTCAGCTTTTCCTAATTTATATGAATTTTCCCCAACGATACCCTCAAATTTTGAATACGTTTTAATTATTGGTAAAATTATATTTTCAAACAAACCTCTATTTGTGGTAAATTGTTTTAACCCTTTACCAATTTCAAATGCCAAAGTTCTTATAGATCTGCCATCGCTAGCAATCCAATTATTAATAACTTTTATTTCGTCTGTAATTGTTTCAGCATTAGATATATCTTTGCCTAACTTATTCTGGGATATCTCGAATCCTTTAATTAATTTTTTAGAGAATTTAACATTACCTCTTTCGGCTTGCTTCGCGAATTCATTAGTAACATTATCCTTTAAGTAAACGCCAAGCCTTTCCTGATTTGCTTTAAATGCCTCAAAAATTGGGCCCCCGTCTTCAAAATCTTTGTTAATTATATCAAAAGCAGCTTCTTCCGCTATTGCTTTAGCTAAGGATTCTTTTCTACCTCTAATAGGATTACCGCTAGGCTCTAGTATTTGTGAAAGATAATCTGCTTCAGAAACATTATTAGCCACACTAGGTAAACGTCTAACTAGCTCTGCTCCAGACGTCCTACCTGCTAAATCAGTTGAAGTGGTTTCCCTATCAATTTTTTTACCAACCCAATCAGGATAATTAACCCATCTTCCATCAATCTGCTTTTGAATAGCTTGAGGGATACCTCCTTGTCCATCCTTACCCATTAACCATGTTGTAGTCATGTTCTCTAAGACATAGCGCTTATTCTTTACCAACCATTTCTTAAGTTGATCATCTTTTTTACCGCCCATTGCGGTCTTAAGATCAATATCCAATTGCTTACCAATCTCATCTCTAATTTCAGCTATTATAGGCGTAACAGTGCGGTTTAAACTTATTGGTTCATCTATTTTAGATTTTAACGTTCTTACTACTGTTATGATCTTGTTTTTGGCTGTTTCTAGCGCTTCTGGGTCAAAAACATTCGATTCTAATGCATTCTTATATTTTGGTTTTTCTTTTATCTCAGAAACAGTTTCTTCAGCCATTAAACCTTTCTCCTCAGTGACATCTTTACTAAAGTCTTTATCCAGTACTCTTCTAGATGCCGCAATAGCTCTAACCGGCAAATACTTGTTAATAAACGCAGCTAAAGGTATACCGCTTTCTGGCTTGTATTTTGTTATTAAATCTAAAATACCGCCTGTGCCGGTTTCTATCTCATCGGTTAATAACTCTCTATCAAATCCTGGGGCATCCATTCTTCTGTTTACTAATTTCTTAGTAATAGGTCTAAATAGGTCTATAATGTCTTGCGCACCATTTACTCCTTTGTCGTCATATATTTTTTGTACTTTATCAGAAGACAATGAAGATCTTTCATTTTTTATTATTTCCTTATCAGCTTCTTCTTCTGTAACTTCCTTTTTGGTTTCCACAGGAGGAGCTGTTTTTTCTTTTTCAACTGCTTTTTTAATTTTATTCTGTAGATTAGCAACTTGTTGATCAAAATCGTCAGGATCATAATCAAACTCATTATCTTGTATATCTTTAAGCTGTTTTTTTAAACTTTCAACTTGAGATAATGGTTGGCTTTTCTTCACAGTGGTTTTAGCTTTAGCTCTAACTGGCGCGTTACCTTTAGCAATAGAACCTTTATATTGGCCTTCTTTTGCCAACGCTTTAAACGCTTTTGTAAATTGCCCTTTCTCAAAGCTTTTATTATAATCTTTAACAAAATTAAATACATCTTTTCCGGTATTAAATTTTACTTTACTTAAACCGTATTTCTGAAATACTCTACGTAATATATCGCCAATTTTTGTAAAAAATGTTTCGTTATACTTAATGTCTCCTTTTGTTAATGATTCCGATAATAAAGGCAATGTTTCTTCTAGGTATTTACCTTCTGCAGATGCAACTGCTTGGTCAGCCTCTGTAATTGCTTGGTTATATCTTTCTTCTTTTATAAGACCTCTTTCAAAATAGTCTTTTGCTTTTTTTACTTTATTTTCTAAAGTTGCTTTAGTAGATTCAAAGTCGGCTTTATAGGTGTCGTATCTGCTTTTAAATTCTGTGTTATTAAAATCTTCGGTGCCAATGTACTTTTCCAAATGCTCATATAAATCCGTCCCTATTTTCTTTTGTAGATTTGGATTATCCTTTACTGCTTTATATATAAGTTTATGTAGAAACTCATGCTGGCCTGTAGTAACTACTTGATCCATATTAGCCGCCTCTTTATTTATAATTAGAGCCTCTTTGCCATTTGATAATGGTATAAATGCTCCGTAAGAATCAGCTAATTCGTCTATAGTGTTTTCATCTAGGTTAGTATTTTCACTTAGATAGGTTATTACATCATTAGCGGTGTTTAGTTCTGGCATGTCAAGATCTTCGGATAATCCTAAAGCTTTAGCAGCGGTTTTAGTCCTCTGCACATCCGTTTCAACATCACCTGCTCTAATTTCCGCATTATAAATATTAATAGCCTCCCTTTTTATTTCATCCTCATTAAACTTTGTTTTAGGGTTGTCTGTTAATTCAGAATCAGCTACCAATGTCTCATTAGCCAAAACTTTTATTCTATTCTGTTCTGCTTCTGGTAATTTTTTAAAATCTTCATATATATAATTACCTTCAATTATACTGGTTTTTCTATCTTGTATTTCCTTTGCTTGTAATGCTAATTCACTGCCCATTGCTTTTTTGACATCAACAGGTAAGTCAGTATTATCAACTAATTCCAAGTATTTACTTTTTAAATCATCTAGCCCAGTATTTAATGTATTAAGCTCTGTTTTTACATTTTCTGGCAAAGCCTCTACCTTCTCTAAACTGGTACCTACAATAGCTTTATTCTCACCGATAAGCCTATTGACTCTTGCTGCAATTATTTTTTTATCTGGGGCGCTTATATATGGATTGGATAATTGAGTTGTAAGTCCGTTTATTTCTTTGTTAACTTGTTTTACTTTGTTATACTCAGTTGCCTTCATATAACCCTTAGCAGCATATATAGGCACAGTATTAGTTCCAGCCATGCCAGTAGCTATAATACCGGCATTTGTTATTTGTCGGTAATCTAACTCGGTTCTAATACCAGAATTAATGTCATTTAATTGATTCCCCAACTCAACAGCACTTTCTTCCGCTATTTCTCCAAGCACACCAATCATTGGGCTTTTCTCAATAGCTTTTTCTACCGTTCCTACGATGCCATTAGAAATAATTTTTGCTCCTGCTTTAGCGCCTTTGTCCATTATTATTTTCTTTACAACTGCTCCTGAAGCACCTGTAAACAATTGGCCTAAATAGCCTTCAAGAACGCCGGCAACTGCGGCATTAGTTGTTCTAGTTTGTACATCCATTTCTGGATTTTCAATTTTTAACTGTTCCGCTTTTGATATAGCGGAAGATGTAGCAATTCCAGCCATAGCAGATGAACTACCACCGCTTAATATCGCAGCGGCCATCATTGGTGATGATTGGACTGTTCCTCCGGCTACTAGTTTAGCGGCTCCTAAATAATTGCCATTCTCTATTGCTGTTAATGGGTCTGCACCGTTTTTATCACTATAGTCTTTTATTATTTTATTTGATTCGTTTATTCTCTTTTGCAAAATTTCAGCAGGAACGTTTTTAATTCCAAGTGTATTCATTATACGCTCTGATGAAGCATCTTCAACTTCAACTCCGCCTAGCTTGCCAATTGCGCGCCCAATAGGATTTGTTATAGTAGCAGCAACATCATAGGTAAACTCAGGTATTTTATAAAAAGACTGAACTAATGTGCTAATACCTTGGTCAAAACTTTCTCCTAGATAATTTAAAAACCCGCTTTCTTCTTTTTTTGCTTTTTCTTTTTGTATTTCTAATGGTCTTAACCTTGGTTTTATTTCATTTTTAGCTTTCTCAGCCTCTTGCGCTTTTGCCGCTTCAATGGCTTTGTACTCTTTTGTTTTACCGGTTTCCTTAAAGTTAAATGGCTTTAACTCATTTTCAATTTTAGCTCCAAAATCATTTACACCTGGAGTTATAGCTGTTGGCTTTTTCTTTTTAGTTTTATTTAGTTCAGAAAATTGCTCTTTTTGTTGTGTATATTTGCCCTCTTTATCAAATCCAAATTGTGAATCTGTTAAAGTTGTTTTAGTTGATGGTTTTGCCTTTTTAGTAGCTACTTTAAAACCCTTACTTTTAATGTAAGCCGAAAGTTTATCTTTACCTCCGGCCTCATTAATTAAATCCTGTTCTGTATATATTTTTCCGTCAAGCTCGTATTCTAGCATAGATAATTATTTTGGAGTATATGCTCCTGTTTTTAAATATTTAATAACGTCTTCTTTCGTTTTAATAGGCATGTCTTTATTTATACCAGGAGTCTGTATAATAAACTCTCCTCCACTGTGTGATACTTTGCGCCCATCATAATCTAGATCAGCAGTGCTTGTATTTTGCATATCCCATACTTGCTTTATTACGCCTTTTAAATCTTGCTCTTTTTTCAACTCTGTTTTTGTTGGTCCACCTGTTGAACTAGAGCGAGAGCTACTTGATGCGTTATCAAATATTTTGATATTTTCAGCATCCATTTTATAATACTGTCCATCAATTTGTTTAAGTTGAGATTTTGAAATTATATTTTTAATTTCGCTCTCTTCCATCTGTTTAGCCAACATCTCCGCTTGTTCTTTAAGATCTTTTGTAGCAAAATTCTTGGATGCATAATTAGTCCCAAAACCTAATTTTTGTAGTATACCATCTGCAGTATCTGGATCTTGAAAATAAGACGCTATTAGACCTTCTGCTTTTGCTAATAACGATGGCCTCACAGCGAATCTTATTGCGTTTATATCGACTGGCGTTCTTTGGTATTTAACAGTTCCTTGTTCTCTACCTAACTTAGCGTTACCGGCTACGTCCGCAAATTCAGTAGGAAGCATATAAATAGTTGACACCTCCGTATCGCTATCTTTACTATATACTCCAGCTGTAACAGGTACATCCCCAAACTTAATTTCAGGTATTGTGGTATATAGCGTTCCGTCATAATCTGAGTTAATTTTCTTTTTGAAGTTAAGAGTATATTGTTCACTCCCTGTTTCGCCTGTCGCGGTAATAAAGCCCTTATTAATACCTTCGGTAATTTTTGATTCTATTTCTTCCTGGCTTACTCCAGGGTTTGTTTCTCTGAACGTTTTTATAAGAGTATTACGATCTCCTATTTTGGTGTCTACACGTAAAGTAATATCTGATGGATCCCCATTGGCATCGTAATCTAAAGTTTTTGTAGTTTTATCCTCGTCCGGGTATGCCAATGAATAAGTAGTAATTCTATTCAATGTTTGATCTAAAATGTTATTACCTTTAAATTTTATATTAGCAATATTTGTTTGATTAATATCCCCATTTCTAATAGCTTGAGCTTGTGAGTACAATCCTCCAGCAACCCTAGTTAAGTTTTGCTCTCCTTTTGCTCGCTGAGATGCATATAAGCTATTTTTATCTTGTTGCTCTTTGCTTAATACTTCAAATGCGGTATTAAAGTTTGCTTCAGCTTCCGCCTTACTAGTATTAATGCTATAGTCATTAACTAGGGCAGTGCCATCTGGGCTAACACCGGCTTTAACTAAACCATCGTTGATCTGGGCTACTCTAGTCTGGTATCTATAGTTTTGCTCACTATTAAATACTTGTTTATTTATAGCGTCCTGTTTATCTTCTTTAGCTTTCCTTTCTGCTTCTATTCTAGCTTCTTTCTCTTTGGCTTCTCTTTCCTTCCTTGCGATATTAAAACTTTCTGTAAACGCTTGGCCAACACTGCCTAGGCCTTGAGCCCAAATCATTGCAGTATCGTCTTTTATTATTGCTGGATTATCGTATGCACTCATATATTATATTTTTTTTATTCTGTTTTTGCTGCTGGTGTTCCTCCTAATCCGCCGGCCAGTCCGCCTAATGCTGATCCAACTCCTTGTATTGCTCCACCCCATGCAGCCGCCTGTGCTGCGTTGGCAGATACTTGATTTTGTTGAGCCTGAGCATATTGTCCAGCCTGCTGCCCTAAGTCTGCATTAGTTCTATCTTCTCTAGCTCCGAACATAAATTGTTGCCCGGCTGCCTCAGCCCCTTGTACTCTTTGTGCTTCACTTATTTTTATAGATTGTAATCTTTGTTGTTCAGCCATTTTCATTTGATTACGTTCCATTTCTCCTTGAGCACGTAGTTTTTCATTAGCTGCTTCTTGCTGTTCTATACTAGCAGAAATATCTTTTTTGCTTTGTAATGCTGCCTGCGCTAAAGCGGTCGCTCCACCCGCACCAGCCCCTGTTGCTCTTAATGTATCTAATGTATTAGCCAACGCCATATCTGCTTGTTCGGCTTGCATTTCTGCCGCCTGCGTTGCTACACCTAAATTTGCATAAGGATTTGTTATCATTCCGGATAAATCACTCGCTAGAGCACTCATATCCATTGTTGAGGCATAAGGATTTGTTATTGGTTGTCTGTTTGCTCTAATTGCATCCATCTCCGCTTTCGCACGCTTTGCATCATTACGTGCTCCTTTTGCTGCTTGACTTGCCTGGTGAGCTCCTACGGCTCCGCCTATTAAGGAGACTCCTGCCCCAACCGCTGCTGTTATTGCTGCCATATTATATCAATTTTTTTGAAATTTCATACGATGGACTTTCATCAATCGTATATCCTAATTCTTTATGGATGTTTATTAAACTTTTACTTTTACTTACACTAAATATTATATCTTTCCCAACACTTAAAGCAATATTTTCTAGTTCTAATATTAAAGTTTCCAATGCTTCTTTTCTATCATTCTCTTTATAATCCTTATTTGAAATAATCCATTCCATCCAAGCTATATTAGAGTTTGTTAAATATAAAAACCCAGCAACAATAGGAATATTTCCTTTATAAACTATTAATCCACCACAACCATTTAATGGCAACATTTCTTTTATAACTGTTGGCCAATTCCATTTAGTCCACCATGATTGTAAAGTATCCCAATCTGATTCTTGTAATGCTCTTACTGTTAATTCCATTTTATTTAATTTAATTACTTAATGATTGTGCAAATGTTGAAGAGACCGCAAATAATGTTGCCGGTCTACTATAGTCAATACGCGACGGAAATGGATCTGGGAATGTAAATGTTCCTATCATATAAAATCCAGATATACCAGATATTGATTGTCCGTAAGTAACCTCTCCGCTAGCTGCCAATGTTGTGTTAACTATATTGCCAAAGTATTTGTTTTCTTTTGCTTTAAAGTTATTCAAGAACAATTGATTTTCTAACCCCGCTAAGCTCGTAGGAGACGATGCTGACGTTATTGGAATACCAATACTTGAATCTGTAAATATATCAGTTAAAGCCCACCCTGGTGATCCCTCGTAGTTCACAGTCTGGAATGTTTTAGAATATGACGGGTCTGGATTCATAACCACAGTTACACTGGATAAATATTGATTCCCGTAAAAATTACAATATGGCACTCCTGTTGAATAATGCTTCCATATATTACCTTCAAAAGCGGTGAAGTAATCACTTCTAAGACTAAAACCAAAGTCTGGTTTAAAAGAGAATCTACTAGTCCATCCTAATGAATCTTCATCGAAAGATAAAGTATGGAATTGTGGATTAATACTGTTTGCAGGTGTTTGAATAGATACGGTATATAATTTATTATGCATGTCCCAAGATCCAACTATCTTACCAGTATCTTCTGTTATAGCTATTACATCCCTGAAGTAATCAACCATGCCATTACCCGATATTTCAGTAATACCATCTTGTGAAAGTCTAAGCACTACGTTTTTGTTTTTGTCAACAAAGTACTTTCTATACCCGTAAACCGCAAAGCTTTCAGGATTTGTACTAATACCGTAGTTACCGGAGTAAGCTTGTACCTGGCCTATAACGTCAAGTGATGATGTTGTAATTGGTTCTCCTTCAGCCGAATAAATGGCGTTCTTATCTATAAGAGCTCTGCTTACTTTTAATTCTTGGAATATAATTAAGTTTGTATCCTCTGAATATAGCTTCTGTATTGATCCTTGTGCTGGGTCCAATGTTCTTGTAATATCTTCTGCTACGGAAAACTGGTTTGTATTGTTAACGCCTGTTCTAGAGTTGAAAATACCAGAGTATATTAGAGAGCTAAGTCTCTTCTGTCTTGTTGTTGATTCTTCAACTATATAGGCTCTAACGCCATAATCTGTTGAAGTATTGTTATAACCCCCACGTATTCTAGATTCTTCTATATACCAATCTTTAGCTGGATCACTAGTGTATCCCTGACCTCCTGGTATATAATTAAAGTCTATTATTTCTCCAAAATTTAATTCAATTAAAGGAATAGTTGTATTGTCAAAACTATCCGAAGTTATTGCTTTATTTAAGTATATCTTAAATACACCTCCTCCAATATCCTCCCATCCGATAATAATAAAACTATATTCAATACCATCCTGCGTGTACGTTAATTCTTGTCCAGCGCCTATTTCAGTAGGCAATGTTCCACTGTCTGGAGTATATAAAAACACACTATCTCCCTCTGAAAAGCTATAAGTATCTCCTTCGGCCTCTGGTATAGTTATAGGGCTTACGGGTTGGATTGACTTTATTCTTTTTAATAAGTATGAATTAAAGAATTTTACCTCTATTGCTGCTGCCATTTCGTTTATTTTAAGGGTAATATGTAATTATAACATCTGTTCCAACTGCTCCAGTAGCGGTTATACTATCTTCTCTAACCTCTAAATAGGTTCCGCCTTGACTGATGCTTTTAGCGTTTCCGCCAGCGGCTATCGTACCTCCTATTATTGTTTCACCATCAGCAGCTAATCCTGAAAATACAACAGGTAAATTTGAATTATTAAATATAGTAAACCCTGCCGGCGTTTGAGGCACATACGGCGGACCAGGGGGATCTAACGAAATAGTACAAGATGTACTAGCCGACGCATATGGCCCGGTAATCTCTCCTTCTATAAAGAAGTCAACGAAAACAGGTCTGCCTTCAGAAGTTGTTATTTCTCCCTGAAAAAATAGGTCTAAAGCTACAGGCGAGAAAGCCAACGTAGGAGTTAAGCGCACAACGCCATTAAAATTACCATTACCTGTGTATAAGGCTCCTTGTGGAAAAACAACCGCTAAGGGATCCTGTACAACGTCTTCCCCTAATATATAAGTATTGCCTCCTTCATCTGTGTATTTATACATTGTTACAGTACTAGAAACTATTGTCTCCCCTGGGTTTAACAATTTCCAAAGGTTTATATACCCATTAACAAGCACCGGGTACACGATATCCGGCTCCTCGCCAATTGGAGAGCCTATCCATCCAGTAAACTCCGAACAGCCTTGTGTAAAAGTAGCCACGTCTATAAAAACCGTACGTTCTGCAAATAAAGGACCTACAGCAGGCGATTGAACTCCAAACGCATTACAAGCGTCTTGCAACTTAATTGTTAATTCGTAATTTCCTCCAGGCACAGTAGTTGACAAGCATCTTAGAACTCCCGTGTCACTGTCCATACCGAAATATGATGGATATGCGTTTGATTCTAATGACCAATATAAATCCGCTAGTCTATTAGGCTCAGTGGAACTAACATTACCATTTTCACCAACACAGTCAATCACCGGTGCAATTGCTGGATTATATGGTAAATAATATGTTTCGTTATCAACTGCGGGATTTAGTATTACCGGCACAACATTTGTAAGGTACAATATACCTGTTGATATTGTAGGATTATAAACTACAGATCCAACTGTGTGTGTAATATTGAATATAAATTCAAAAGCCGTGTCAACATCTGCATTTATGCCAAAATAATAATCGCTTTGCAATATTTTAATCCTGTACATTTCAAAGAAATCGCCAGGCACATCATTTCTTATTAAAGCAAATTTACCTACAACAATCTCCCCTCCTGCTTTTGCAGTGAAAATCAAGTTGTCTATATCATCAACACGTATTCCTGAGCTATCTCTAAAATAAAAGTAATCTGTTATAAACGGGCTGTTGCTAGCTCCAGTGTCTTCACCGGCTCCATCATATTCTTGATCTTCTCTATATAAAAAGTCTAAACTGGAGGTGCCGATTATAGTATCTGATCCAGATAATACATCATAATTTATGTCTGATATATATCCAGTTGTTGAGGTCTCCCAAAATATATCCAACGCAGATGATACAGGTTCTGTTTCAAATACACCAAGAACAGGCGCCATAGTAGCAGCTGTAACACCTACCGGAGCCGCTGTAGAAACTCTGTTTATTAATGGAGATGTATCAAATTGATAAAAATTATCTGAAGAAGTTGCTATTGGATTTGTTGTGCTTATTGGTAAAAAATTCAAATCTGTAGCTGGAGCAATTGTATTAACAACCTCAGATTGTGTTGTAGGGTAGTATTGTGCGTTGTCATCTGCTAAATTATTTGCAACTCTAGTCCATAACTGCGCGCTACTCCTGTATTGTGTTTGGTTAGGTCCTACCTCGGATAAATCTCTAGGAACTTTATTTATATTATCATTTATAGAAACAAAATGACAAGTAGTAGTGTCTTCATTATCTGGAAATGTTTCAACTGTTTGATTTGGGTAACCCGCAAGCATACCAGGAACATATACATTATAGTATTCCTGTTCTTGTTGTTTTACCACTATCTTATATGAGTACCAGCCACCTTCGTTTATCGCATAAGAATACTTTACGTCAGGATCATTATCTTCATTAGGTAAGTATAAATCATTAATGGGATATTCAGTGGTTACTATCCACGTTGATGGTATAATTGGATCTGGAATAACCTCAGTAACCTTAACATAATCTCTATATTTGCCTCTTAAAAACCCACCCTCAACAGGAATATTAACCTGCGGCTGCGGGTCGCCAGGTGCTAATGGCAATGGCGGTAATTCAAATGTATAGTCATTGCCAACTATACTTCCACTTACTATTTGGAATCCTTCGCTGCTATTCTCAATTGCACCGGAAACAGTTGCATATAAACCTGGTGTACCTGTTGCTTCATCTTTAGACGATGCTATCTCGTTATTCAATATAACAATAAGCTCATTGCCTAGCCATTGCCTAACATCATTTATAGTTTGCTCATTTTTGTATGGAACAAATATTGACGATGCACTATATGAAGTAGCCTCTCCTGAAGTAAATGGCTCAGCTGAAGACAATATAACTGAAGACTCTCTGCCGAACTTGTCAGATAAAACAAAGCCCACTTGGTATGTTCTATTTTCTTTTAGCGTATGACTAGGGTATTCCGCCCATGCTACATACTGTGTAAATGGAACGTCTTTATCAATTACCGTTATATTATAGTCTATATTTGCCGGCGGTGTATTTTGATTAACAAAATTACCATAAATTATTCTATTACCTGAAACTTCTTGTGCTAAAGCTCTAACTGGAACTTTGTCCGATACTCTTAGCGTTTCTGCCTCTTGTAATGTTTTCTTAGGTTTTTGAGATCTATATTTGTATGAGTACAGATTAGTATCCGGGAACTGTAATTGTACCTTAGCTATATCAATTGTTTCAACTACTTTAACTGCTAATGAGTCGGATTCTTTATATAGTATATCTATACTTTTAATCTTGTAGTTATTAAATATATTATTTGTATTGTCTGGCAATTCAATAAACAAACCAACCTCATTAATGCTGTTCTCCATCCATTCTAAAACAGTTGATCTATATGCTGCTTCCTCATTGCCATTAACAAAATAGCCTTTCTGCCTAGGTATAAATGCTGGCTGTGTAAATGGAGCCATTAATGAATACTCATTATCATCAAATTTAAATCTATAGCTAAATCTTATAAATTTATCTTGTAAGAAGTTATTGTTTCCACTAAATGCCGCTGCAGTTGCATCTGTCTGCATAGATGACTTATAAAAACCTAGCGTTGTTGGAGCTGTTATAGACCAAATACCTGTAATGTATACGTAAGATGTGGTTGCAGATGCTTCAAGTATATTAAAAACTATAGCCGAATCCCCTTGCGAAATATCAAACCCTTCACTAATCAGTTGGCATCCAATAGTCAAGCCTAAATTTTGTATATCTTCTGTTAATATTTCTAACCTTGTATTATCTCCTCCATATATACCAGCGTTTATTACGTCAATATTATTTACTTCGCTATATAATAACGGTGATTTAAATGGAGCATATTTTGCTACAGATAATTGCTCTGAATTAGTATAATAAGGTGTTGATGATTCTGCAGAATTTGCTAGTGCACTATCAATATTTATCTTTCTAGGCTGGTTTCTATTGTCAGTCCAGAACAATAAGTTCTCAAGAATATTAACTCCAGTTATTATATTGGTTGTAGAGAAGTTAAGAAACGTTCCTTCGACTAATGAAGTATATGGATTACCGCTATTGTTTGCATCGTAAACAGAGATCTTCATAGTTCTGTTGTCTGGTGGTAATTGATTTAATGATGGATTACCATCTGTGTAATTTGTTAAGAATTGATAGATTCTATTTTTTTCATTATCTACTACAAAGCCTATACACTCTAAAGTAGTGTCCTCTTCAAAATTTACCGTACCAGTACCAGATGGTTTTTGTAAAACTTGATTTCCAAGTATATTCTGTAAAGACCCAACATTTTGGCTTTCAGATTTACCAACAGATATATTTAATGCATCTCGATATTCGCCTTCTGGTAAAAGACGATTATCGAAATCTTTATTCATTTTAGATTTTAAAAATATATTTTTTGATTCTGCCATTTCTTAGTGTTTAATCCATTTAGATTTGCCTCTAAATACTTGAGTTATTTCTTCAAGCTTGATATTTGAAAGTCTTATTTTAGCATTCCTTAATTTTGCTGTTTTATCTTGCTGCAGTCTTCTAACAAGATACTCTTGCGACCCAGAGCGATGAGCAACAACAGCATGTAATATATAAGCATACATTGCGTCTTCAGCCATTTTAGGTATTCTAGAATCCAAATCATAAGCTAATCCATCAGATATATACTCAAGTACAATTAATTTACCAACTAAATCACTGCTAAAAGATATTTTATTCTCTCTATCGTTTATAGAAAAATAACCATTCATATTAGCATATTGCGGGTCTAAACCATATAGTCTTCCAAAGAATCTATCTTGTACCCAGTTGTCTCCGTTATATAGGCTATCATCTAAACTGTTCTCAAAATTCACTCCAACAAATCCTTTATTGCTGTTCCATCTTTCCTCTGTTAATGAATCGCCCTCGATGTTCGCGTTAAAGTTATCTTGTATCGGCAATCCTCTATTATCTTGTATTGGATTTTCATAAGGATTAGTAGTTAGAGCATTAACTGGATATATAGGATGTTTAACGCCGTGATGATCGATCCATGACATTTTAACATAGTTAACGTAGTCTTGAGGTATTGCAACACTCAAACTATGCGGTATATTTAACTCCTGTGATTTTATACTTTTTAGCGTATCATAACTAAACTCTTGCATACCACGTTTTGCATGGAATATAACATCAGTTCGCTTAACTGCTCCGATTAGTTTTCCAGTTCCTACATAAGCAACCATAAAGTTGTTTATAACGTCGTTTAAGGAGATATAAGAGTAGCTGCCATAGTTTTCTTCTACCGTGGTGCCAAACGCGTCCTTATCGCCGTAATTTCCACCATCTAGTATCTTTAATTGAACAACAACATAAGTTCCTGTTGCTAGAGCTGGAGTTATTGTTATAACGTTATTTGCTACGGTATATGCTGATACGTACTCTTCAAATGTATCTGGTAATCCATTCGGGCTTGTATATAGTTTAAAGTTGTTTAAGGCATAGTTTATTTCGTTTGGATCCCAACTGCCAAAAACTAAATCTGTATTAAACGTTGTAGTAAATTGAGTTGTACCAACACCTGTTATAAAGCCTTGTGCTCCTTCGTAGTATTGTCTATTTGTTTCGGTTATTAATCCGTTGTTAGGTATAGGCATTTTTTATTAACTTTTTGAATTAATATTTTCCATTTGTACTTGTTGAGCAGCTGCTTGTACTATCTGCGGATCCTTAATAACTATTCCAGAATAAAGTAATATTCTTGTTATTAAACTAACCTGTTCTGTAGGATGCAACTCAAAGTCTTGAGAGCCTACAGGCGTATATACATATTGGAAATTAGTTTGAGGGGTAGATGTGAAGTTCCATTTTGGATCAAGCGGTTTTCTTATATATGTACATGAAATACCGGTTTGAATAGTGTTTGGCGATACTGTTATTTTAAAGTTTTTATAAGTATAAACCGGCCAGTATACCGACGGCTTTGTTATTGGCGATAAATTAAGCTCTAATAACTCATTAGGCTGAACGTATTGAACTTCTTTCTCGTCGTTATATATAACAGTGCCTAATTTATAAAACTCGTATGGTGATACTAATGTAGGCAAATTAAACTTGCCACTAGAAAAAGTGCAGTTACCGCTATCTTGGAATATTGCAATTTTCTCTTCTAAGTTTTTTATACGATCGCTGTACTCGCTGTCATTACCAGGCACTCTTAGTTGTTGGTTAAGACTTTCGAAATACTCATTGAATATCTCAAGCTGTACTTGGGAAGCTGTTCTATTAAATTCGTCTGGGGTTAAGTAACCTCTTTGTTCTTTATTGATTATTAATAAAACAGTTCTATAAACCGTATTTACATTTATTGCCATACTATATATTTATTATAATATTAAGGCGGTAACCAGAGCTACCGCCTATATATTAATATTACGTATTATTTTAATTTTTTATCTATAGACTTGAGCACATCTATACCTTCATCTGTTTTGAAGAAGGCCGCCATGGCTGAATATGGATTTTCATCAAAAGGTACCGTCATTAGCTTCCTGTTATTCTCAGTCCAATGGAATGTCCTATTGTCCTGCGATAAAGTTACAATGTTTGCCTCAACCGCTCGAATAGCTATATTCCTAAGTTGAACATTATCATCATTTGCTAATTCTATAAACAATGCTGGATTATTCCTAGCTAACAACAATAAGTCTCTTTTAATTTCTTTTGAGCTCATCTTGTTTACTCTTGATCCAACCTCTACTCTAACGATAGATTCCGCTTGATCAATATCCATTTCCAATGCAGTATTCATAGCGTGGATTTCCAATTCTATATCCTCTAATTCATCTTCTGCTTCCAATGTAGGATCAAATTCTGTATACCTAATATTTAAGCCAGGATGATAAAGTGATAATAACTTTTGCAAGTTTTGTTTTTCTTTAGGTACATTCAATACTCCATTCTCAAATATAATATGCCCTAATGTAACCTGCCCTTTCTGTTGTGATACTAATGGAGAGTTTTGGTTAGTTGCGTATCTCAACTCTTCTTGATCTCCTGTTTCTTTATTAAACCATAATAGCGGGTACCTTAATGAGTGTCTACTTTGTAAAGTATATGTTAAAGGAGAATGACTATCAGCTATTGTATAGGTTCTATCCTTAATTACCCAGGTATCTTTTAATGATTTTTGTTTTGGTTCTTTGTGTACAACTACCTCTTCTGCGGTCATTGTTTCTTCAAGGTCATTTAATTCTAATTCTTTTTTTGTTGTGGTTTTTGTTGCCATAATATAATATAATTTAATAAATTTTTAAAAGGTAATAATTACCCCCACAAATTCAGCAGGGGTAATATCACCATATTTGTTATACAGAAGCTGTAAATAACACGAAGTTATTAGCTCCTTGAGTAACTAAACATCTCTCAGATAAGAAGTGTACTTGCATTGCATCAAGATCAGAAGTATAAGCACCTCCAACAGACCCAGTGATCCAAGATTTCATTCTTCTATCGTCAGCTTGGTTAGCTCTATAACGAACGTGTAAGAATGGTCTACGGATGTTAGTACCTAATTGTTGATCGTATACGGTTGATGTACCAGCAGGAACAAGTAATCCATCAATTGATGTAGTAGCCATTCCTCCACGAGTTGATGCATCGTTTAAGTACTTCCAGTCAGTTTTGTAGAAATCGTAAGATCCTCTTCTAAATCCAGAGAAACCTAAGTTCAATGCCATTTGCTCAGAGTTTTCGAATAAACCGTAAGCTACACCACCAGCGGCACCAGAAGATAAAGATGCCAACATATCGTCAAACTCCAAAGAGGTTGAACGGTTTAAGAATAACATGTTCTCTTCAATGGCTCCTTGAGTATCTAAGTTTTTCAAGATTGAATCAAAATCACCAATACCAGAAGAAGCAGCAAAGTTGTTTACAACATTACCTCTTTCTCTAACAGCGGAGAAAAGACCTTGAGTTCCTTTGATGTTGTTAGATCCTAATGTAGATCCACCACCAACTAATTCACCTTCAATAACTGACATCTCTAAGTAATCTTCGAAACGTAATCTTGTTTCAGATTCAGCTTTTAAGTACCATAAGTATCCAGAAGCACCATCTTCAGTAGCTACTTCAACCCAACCGATTTGAGCAGTATCAGATCCAGAAATTTGGTATCTCTCTTTGATAATAATAGGTGAGTTACTGTATTGTGTGAACGAAGGTGTAACAGAGTTCAAAGTAGAATCAGTTGTGCCTTTAGCAAACTCAGATCCATATACGAAGATCTTAAGATTCGTAGCGGCGGTAAAGTCAACCGTTCCAGCTAAATCAGCTTGAGTATATGGTTTAACTGTAATAACCGCAGGGTTAGTTGCTCCACCTGAACCAGTAGTTGCATTAGCCGTAGAAGCTGTTACATATACTTTTAATTCTTTACCTGTAGTAGGGCTCATTACAACCAAAGTTTGTCCAACAGAAATAACGTTGTTTACAAAGTTAGTACCTGTTCCGCCAGTAACAAATGTCAATGTACTTGCAGAAGCACACGTAACGTTTGTGTAAGCAATGTGTAAACGGTTTTGTTCAGACCAAACTACTTGATCAGAAGACATTGGCATTTCAGCTCCTACCATACGTAAGAAACCTGATAAAGTTCTATTACCATAACGCTCAATTTCTTGCTCGTAGATTTCTGGTAAATATTGTTGCGCGAAATCATTAGTACCATTTGTAAAATTCAAATAGTTAGACTCTAATGCTTGTTGTTTTTGAGACGGTTTAATTGAACCGAATGAAGGCGTTACATTTGCCATAGTTTTTTAATTTTTAATTGTTAAATTTCTTTGTTTGGATCTTCAGTTTTGAAGAATCCTGGCCGCTTATAGATTTAACTCTAAGTCCATTAATGAATGGCTCACTAGCAGTTCTAGGAGCATCCGTGCTTGGATTTTTGGAACTACTGACAACTTGTTTAACAGCGTCAGCCTTTCCTTGTTCATAAAAATGAGCAGCTATTTTGTCAGCATTCATTGCTGAATACAAAGCCTTATGATAACCCGGTACGTCTGATACATTGCCTTCTTTGTCTAGAAACTTTCCGACGAAGGTTTGTATATTTGATTGAGTTTCGGCAACTTGATTTGGATTTTGAACATTGTATCTAAATCTTTTTTCACCTAAGTTAAATTCAAAACCTTTGAATTCGTTGCTGAAAAGATTAGACGTTTGTTTTTTAAACATCTCTTGTTGTTGAGCCACTTTGTTTTGCTCGGTATTATATCTATTGAAAAAATCAACAGCTTTTTGTTGTTCTGCATTAACTCCAGGCCTTGCCTTAATCTCTGCGTAATATTTTTGTTTTGCTTCCTCTAAAAAGTTTTTAGCTTTAGAAATTTCATCCTTAAAAGCCATCTTCTTTAATTTGATCTCTCTTTCATCATCGATGTCCTCATCGAAAAAGAATTTATCCTCAAGCAAGAATTCTACTTCCTCCGCATCTAAGTGAGGTTTAGTATTTTTATAGTATTCTTTTAATAAAGCAACATTGTTTACATTTGAGTAATCAGCATTCAGTCTAACGTAGTCTTCAATAGTTCCACCTGTTTCTTGCATAAACGAAACTAGCTTCTCTATATTTTCCGGTAACTGAACATTATTGTTTTCCTGTGCTTGTGTATGGAATTGCAATTCATCTTTAATGTCTGCAACTTCCTTCTTTATTTCTTGTTCAAAGATTTCTTCAATAACATTTTCAGCGGCCCCTTGGTTTCCTTCGACCACTTCTTGCAATCCCACTTCGGGCTGTTTATCGCGTAGCACGCTTTCATCTGTTGTTTGCTCTTGAACGGCATCTGTATCTTCTTTAGGGATTACTACTCTTGTTATCTCTTCTTTTTTTTCCGTAAGATCCACCTTAATAGGCTCATCTACTTTATTTAATTTTTTTACCGAAGGTTTCTTTGCTTTCATTTTAAAGTCTCCTTCTTGCTTTACTTCTTGTGACATAATATAATAATATAAAATTGGTTAATAAACTTATCCCATCCCCAACATACCACTTAGATCACCCATTAGATCAGTCGCTTCGTTTTGGAAATCTTTTGGTAAAGAATCATTCTTACGCTGGTCTATTAGTTCTGATTGTTGTGTAGCTTGTAACTTAGTTCTTTCGTCTTTTCTGTCTTCTAACTGATTAAACTTACTCATATCGGCCTGCACCTTTAATTGTGCTAACTGCATATTGTAATTAAATTCCTCAGCTAGTAGCTGCTTTTTAATCTGAGCTTCAGTTTGCATCTCTTGAATTCTGAATTGCGTTTTAGCTTGTTCAACACTAATTGCTTCTTGTGTTAATGCTTGTTGCTTTTGTACTTCAAATAATGCAGCTTTCTCCGCGTTCTGCGAATTTGCGTCTGCTTGTGCCTGGATGTTTGCTAATTGTTGTTGCTGTAATTGTTCTTGTTTCTTTTTTCTTTTTAATTTTAATAGTTGGTTTGCTAACTTAAGATTTTTCACCTGTCTTATGTCGATAGCATCTTCCAAATCAATTCCACCATTTTGTAAAGAAACTTGTATGTTTTGTTCTAACTGCGCTTTTTCTTCTTCATCTGGCTCAATCTCTAAATATATACCAAAGTCGTGCAGATTTAAATGTTCAATTTCTTTCAGGACTTCTACATTGTAAGTTGATATACTTTGCTTCAATGAATTTGCTGTTAATGGACTATTTAAACAATCAGCGACTCTTAATGATATATTCTCACATATCGCAGTTGTTAAATATAAACTACCGTCTTTTATATGACGTGTTGCTACATTAGAGCTATTAGCCGCCATCTTTTGTAATCCAACCAAAGCATTTGAATCTGGCTTACTACCATCAACCGCTTCGTTAAGCCCGGTTACATCTCTTATCATTTGTAAATAATACTGATAAGTTTGTATTAAACTCTGTATCTTACCTTGACCACTAGATGTAGTTAATTCTTGAATAGGCACCTTGCCTCTGTTTAAATCACCATCTTGTGTTAAGGATCTACCAACAATACTACCAGTTTGGAAGTACATATTTAACGCCTCTGCTGGATTATACTTTGTTCCGTTCCCTAAATCAACCTCCATTAAACCATCAACATCTAAGAATACCCCATCAGGAACAACCCTAGACATTACTTGTTGTAATTTTAGGTGAGTTAATTGAATCATATCCGCAAAAGATATACATTTATTAACAAGAGAATCAATCCTGCCTTTATATAGTCTTGGAGCTACAATATTGTAATTCATTTTAACTCTAGTGGTATCAGCGTAGGGTCTAGACATGTTATTTGATAACTGCCATTCTAACATCATATTTGTACCCACAATTTTAGCCCCTGTGTATAATACTTCTATAGTTCTAGACACCCTTTCAAAGTTATCATTCTGCGGCGGATTGAAAGAATCATCTTTTTCAATTACTTTCTCAAGTCCATTCTCATTATGCTTTATCTTGAACACTTGATTCATATACGTCTTATATTCGAAATATAATACCTGAACAGTGTTCTCATCGTAATTACCCCAACCCTGTATGTATTGCCTATTACCCGGCATCTGCTGTATTGTAAGCAATTCTTCCTCTGATATATATGGAAATTGTTTTTTCAATTCAGCTATTGTAACTGCTTTAACTTCGCCTACATAATAAATATCTTCAAAATTAGGGTCTTCAGTATATGAATAAACCATATATGCTGGATCCACGTAATCTACAACGATCCCTTCAGATGGATTGAACGATGTTTTAGTAGCCGCAATACCGATAGTTGTTAGATCATAATTTAACCTCTTTCTGGTTAAGTCGTATTTGTTTGTTTTTAATACAGTATTTATTACTTCTTCTTCAGCGATCTCAATTGACTGCTTATAAGATAACTGCATGTGTAATTCAAATTCATCCTGCGTTGATGGTAAGTCTGCTCCAGGTATATTTGATTTAGCTATGTTAGTTCCTGTTTTTTGTAATACGTCCTGGATTATTGGCTGGTTAACCATATCAAACTTAACAGAGGATGCATAGTCTGTTCTTTTCTTAAGTGATTCAGGGTCTTGTGCAAAAGCTCTTACGTCATAGGTTTTTTGTGAAATGCCATTAGCAACTATATCTACAAACTTTGATAATATAGGTACTGGCGTCCAGTCTAAATTTAAATAAGACAAATCGCCGTTTATTGACAATTCGTCTTTGTATTTCTGAACGGGTTGTTCTCCTCTGGCGTATAACCTAAGCTTATTAAAATTATTCCAATGTGTTAAATACTTATTACCACTTGTCCTCCCTTGGTTAAACCACTCCTGCTCTATAGCACGAGATACTTGCAACCCGTATTCTTCTGAAGCCTTAGTAGCATCATCTACCACCTGGCTAGGGAAGGCGCTGTTTGGATTTGTATATATATTCATTTACTTAATAATTTTTGATGTATTCCCTTCGTTATTGTATTTTCTAAATCCCAAAGGCACAGACACTATTTCTTTCTTTTGAGTGGGTATATATTTATTTTTATTGCAGGCCATTATAGCTAAGCCAGAACTTATGGAGGCATCATGACTTGTTCTTCTATTTATATCAAATCTTGCCCAGTCCTCAAGCGTGTCTTGAAAGTACATTGTTCCATAGCCTGTTTCTGTTAAACCAATATGGTCTTCTACTTCTGTCTCAATGGCAGCGGCATGCGCTTGAATTATATCTTGAGAAGAGTTTGGTATTCCTCCTATTTCTCTTTCCGTTGTTGACAACTTGTTAAAGGCTCTATCCGGTCGATTCATTGAAAAGCCTCTATACCCTCTTCTTTTAAAATGATATAATAACCTTGGCTTATTGTTCTCAGCTAAGATTGGCATACCATAAAATATACAGGCCATTAATACGTCTTCAAAAAATATCTCTGCCGTTTGCGGTCTTGATATATACTCTAAGAAGAATGTGTTACAGGGAGCCTCTTCCATTGAAAATTTTGTTCTACCGTGCAACGCTCCTTTAGACCCTTTGCCATCTGTTGTTCCTGATATATCGTATGGATCACAACCAAATGCGCCAACGTGCTCATTACCAGGATATTTTAATCCATTCTTTAATATTATATTATTCTGCAAGTGAGCCGGCGGTATCCAAGATATTAAAAATTTACCATCTTTATTAGGATAGAACACTACTCTTGTATCTTGTATACCATTCTCCCACTGAAAATTACCGCGTGTTAAGATGTTTGTATTTCTTAAATCGTTATTGTAATCTATCTGTTCGTATATTTTTGTAAGGTTAAATAGAGATTGTTTTGTTTCGTCTCTAAATGCGTGTTGCTCTGTTCTTGGAAACTGTCTGTAATATTCGTTTAATCCATCAGAGTCGTGCTTCAATCCATCTACTTCATTCTGCCAGTGTTCAATAACACCATAATCTATTTCATTACCATCTATACCTTTGACTGGTGTTTTTGGAGTGTCGAAGACAGGTATGCCATAAGTATCAATGAATCCCTCGTAGGACCATTCCATAGGTATGAACAAACTATATAATCCTGAATTAGTCTGTCCATTGCGGTTTCTTTTCGTAACGTCGGAGTCATAATAAAGTTTTTTATAGTTAGATCCACCTTTATCTAAAGCATTTGATGTTGAACCCATAATGCATTTACCGATAATCTTACTACCTAATCTTAAACACGTTTTAGTAACTCGCCAGTTATTAAGTATATTATCAGGTTTTAACCATTTAGCAGATTCATCATGCGCTAATAACTTTAGTTTTTCCCCATCATAACTATTATCACCTGTATTTTTCCAATCAATAGTTGTATCTAATCCAGTTATTTCATCTGAGCTTTCGCTATTGTCTAATTTCTTTCTGGTAAACTTTGAAGCAGGTACTCTATACGCAAGTTCTGTTTTAGGCCTATCCATACCGTCTTGTATTGGCTTAAAGAAAAACGGGTAGTTTAAAGATATAGGAACAACCTTGTCAGTAAACATCGTTTTAGCATCGGCTCCAGACTTTGATAATATACCAAACCTAGAGTCACTAGACATAGTAGCTAAGTTAACTAATTCAGCGGAGGACATAAATGAAAAACCAGAACGTCTATTCTTTAAGTAACACATACCATAACATCTAGGGTCCGCTTTGCAAGCTTCCCAAAATATAAAGAACAATCTATTGGATTCTCTAAAATCAGGAGCACCAACATCTATCTTACTCCATTGTAAGTACATATAGTGCGATCCTGTTATATATGATGGCGTACCGTTATTATAGAATGAAAAACCTTCGTCTCTATACTTGAATTCAGTATCAATATAATCGTACCATCTCTCTTTAAATGCATCCGGGTATTTATTCCAGTCGAATACACTCTTTATTCTTTCAAGCTCCTTAGGAACGGGTATTTGCTCCCAGTATTGCTCTTCTTTCTTATTACTTCTTTTGTAGCCGCCTTCTAATAAAGGTAATGCTATTTTAAGATTTTGTATTTCGTATATTTCACCAATCTTGCCGGTCTTGCTAATAACGATCACATCGTGCTCTTTATTGTAACCGTACTTCCATCTATTATACCGGTTTTGTTGTTTAATCACCGATTGCTTTATATGGTTTGGTAATATTTTATATAGTGTTTGCTCGTACATTATTTGGATCTCCCTTCCGCAAAACCTTTAAACGGCTTCGCTGTAGATTCTTTTTCTTCCTCCTCTAACATTCGAGTTTCCTCTTGTATTCTACTTAGGATTTCAAAGGCATCGAAAATAGCAAGCTTTTTAGTAGCCGCAGCATTCTTTAACTTGTCTGCTGATAAATCATCATCACCATTATTTAAAATAGCTTCTTCTGCCACTTTAATTAACTCAAGAACTGCTTTGTGCCCACTCTGGATTATAGCCTGTTTCGTTTCCTTTATATTCATATTTAATTACAATATCATTAGATTTCATACAATAAAGTCTCTGCCCATCAATGACAAAGTCAAACTCTCCGTAAGGAGTATAACCAACAAGGTCTCCCTCGTTTATTTTAAGCGCTTCTAAGGAGTCATTGCCATACTTAAGTATACCAATAAGCTTTTGTTCTTTATCAGCGTTTAAATGGTTTGTATTCTTAATTGGTTTAATGAAGCATCTATCTCCAAATGTTTTCCATTTACCCGTATTCTTATATAGATAAATTTGATCTAACTCACAAAAATACAAATCATCTTTAAAATATGATCTACTATTTTTTTTGTTACCTCTTATATCGTAAAACACTCTAAAAACATTATGGTGAATTACAACTATATCGCCAACTTTTATATTAGTCGAGTAAGCTAATGGCGTTGCTATCACTTCTGCAAAGTTATTCACAGACTTAAAGCTTTCTATTTTAGTATTTACTATTAACTCTTTATCTCCTAATTTAATTTTGTTGTTGTATCGATCACCATTTACTGGTTTAACAATAAAACTAAATATACTTCTCATTAGTATTCTAGATCATATTCAAGAGCAATAGCCATAGTAGGATAAAATTCTTTCCATGGTTTTACCTCATCCCCATTCTTTATATATATCATACAGGATTTATCTTCTTGTCTTAATATATGTGTAATCTCATGGCCTCCGTAAACGTTCTGTCCTATAGAATAGTGCATAGCCTCATTCTTGTAGTCTACTCCTATACTTATTTTTCTAATTACGTAATCCATTATTCGACTTTTTCTAATTTGACATCTGCTGGTTTTTCTATAAGAGTATAAGATCCATCTTCAATGTTAATGTTTACATTACCATATTGTCTTTGTAGCTCTAATTTGAACTCCTCTACTTTTTTATTAACCTCTGCAATTTGATGTAAAAAGCCGTGCTTCTGAGATTCCAGTAACCCTATATTTGATAATAGGGTACTCATCTCTTTTTGCTGATTAACAATAATGCTTAATTGCTCATCCGTAATCTTATTCTTATTTTCCATTTAATTTGATTTGATTTATTTTGTTTTATTATTTAACTTTTTTAGCTTTGCCGATAGATACTAACGATGCTTTCTGCCTAGTAGACAACTTATCCGGGGATGTTCCTCCGCTAGTAGCATTGTATAATTCAGCACTTCTGTTTCTGGCTCTCATTGTTGATGTACTATCGCTAACAAACCTCTTACGCAAATCTTTAATTGCTTTGTCATTGCCGTATGAAGAAGCAGTAGCAGTAGTTTTTTTATCACCTCCTACGATATATGCTTGTTTTGTTTTTTCATTTGTAGCATAGCTCTTTTCATAAGGTTTAGCTGTAGCAAATCCAGAGGCTTTATCAACAACCATACCTGAATCCACATTGCCCTTTTCTCTTTGAGTTGCTAATGTCTTTTTACCTTTTGTGTACTTTTTAGTAAGCTCTATGTCTTGCTTAAAAGGAGTAGGTAATCCATACCCTGTTTTAGAGTTATTTCCTCTACCTGGATTTTGCTTAAATGCCATCTTATTTTTTTTATTTGTTTGTTATTCTTTTATAAATTACCGCCCCCGGTGAATCACTTACATAATCAGCTACCATTGTGTTTTCATCTATAACTATAAATTTACATAAAGCTTCCCAGTTGTTTGGCTCATGCAATGTATTTAAGTAAAAGTTATTTTTATCAAACTGGTAACCTAATATTTTAAAATAATTACCGGTTAAATAAGAAAACGACACAACGTTAAAATCTTTTTTGTTTAAAATAGAAAATTCTATCTGAACAGTTTCAGAAGCCCACGTACCAACCAAAAAATCTTTGGTAAGTTTTTGAGATTGAGCATAAGAACTAAACACTAAAAATACGATAATAAAGATTACTTTTTTCATAATTAAATAATATTAGATTTACATAATATTATTATTACGCGTATTTATTGCTTTTTATAAGCCTCTTTCTCCCACGGCAAGTTCTTAGCTCCTTCTTTCATTTTAGATCGGGGATATTTTTTACCTTTCCAGAAAACATCAGAATCGTTATAATCTAAATCTCCACGTTTCATTTGCGCAATATGTACTTTCTCGTGCTCTATCGTCTTATTCTTCTTTAATTCTAAAGGCGAAACGTTTTTGTTTATTAATATAGTTCCATTAGATTGCGCCATACCAAGTACGTTGTCTTCCATATCTGTATTATAGATAGGAGTATTGTCAATATTGTAGGGAGCACCCTTCATGGTAAATGCCATATAAAATAATAGGTATTATTAAATTCCCCTACAAATTACTTCATAGGGGATTTAAAATAAATAATTATGCTACTGCGATAGCGCTAACTACAACGCCTGCAGGTAGAACAACTTGAACAGCTTGTCCGCCTGGAACTGCTGTAATAGCTGCATTAATTGCGTCTCTAACAGATGGAGTTGTACCAGTGCTTGTATGTGTTAACGTAACAGCATCAACAGCTGAATTTGAGTTTCCTAAAGTTATTAATGTGGTTGTAGCTGCTGTTTGAGTAACAGTAGTAATCTGATCTGCGTTAATCAATTGATTACCTGCTGTTAATCCAGTGTTTGTAATATTGATTGATAAAAATTTTGCCATTTTGTTTTTAGTTTTAGTTTTAGTTTTGGTTATTGTTTATGTAATAATTTTAATATCTGCCTTTAGCTCTTTGAGTTATTGCTCTAGGATCACACACAGGCTTCGCGTTATTTAGTATAATGCCATCTTTGCCAGAACTTAATCCTTTGCCTTTTGGTAATCCAGTGGTATCAAAGGGACCATTCCATAGAGCATTAGCTCCAACCCCTGACATCTTTGCTTCTTTGTCGTGAACACTCATTGGGTGTCTCTTAGTAATTAAATCCATAGTTAGTAATTGTTTATATCGTATTTAGGTGTTATAGGCGTTTCAACTCCGGCAGGAGGAGGGATAGGCGTTGATAATGCATTACCTTGCTCCATACCTGGTTGACTGTAAGGATTATTAACATTCCTTGTAAATGTATTTGGCATTTGTTCTCCAAAAACACCTTGTATATTATTTGTATTTGTAAACCCTGTTGGATTTATTGGCGTTGGCTCAAGTTGATTCATCATTGCGTCTTGTTTTATCTTTGTTTACGTTTTTTATTGCGGTTATCATGAGGTTATCCATATATGTTTTACCGCTCATTATAGTATTTCTATGGCTGGTTGGTAAATCTTCTTTTCCAAGCATTATACGGTACATCCTACTTATTAGTTGTTTACACTTAAATGAAACTTTATATATATTGTATTTTTGGGTTGTATGGTTTCTATTTCTCCAAACCACTATCCACCCTTCTTTTAATAAATTGTTCCAGCGCTTATTATCCCAACTGTAAGCATAAGTACCTATTTTATAATCTTGTTTTGTAAAGAATTCCATGCAATCAAAATAGATTAACAACTCTAGATCGGCATCGGTCAAATTATTGTTCCTACAAGCCCAGCGTCTTATTATTCTATAATGTTTTAGTAAACCTAACTCTTTAATATCTGATGGCTCTAAACGGCTCATAACACAACTACAACATCGTCTAACCGTATAACATAGTAAGTTTCTTTACCAGGCTCAATCTTATGCCCGTTATGTCTGTCATAGAATATATGATCTCCTTCTTTAACGCCTACTACTTCATCTCCTACACTAATAACTTTAGCTTCTATATATCTAATGTCTTCTCTATGATTTTCCGCTAATAGAAGCCCTCCTTTTGTTTCCGTAGTACCTTCTTTTACTTTCTCTATAATTAATCTTTTACCAACTGCTTTCATTATGCTCGTAGATTATTAATTACACAATCAGTTGATAATATAGTTGTGGCTACAGACGCTGCATTTCTTAATGCGCTTTTAGTAACAAGCAATGGATCTATTATGCCAGCTTCAATCATATTAACAGTTTCTCCTGTTACAACATTCAAGCCATAGCCAATCTTTGATATTGTTTCTAATGGAGCATTTTCAATACCCGCATTATCTAATATAGTTTTGAATGGCGCTCTAATAGAATCCATCAATATTTCTTCTCCAAGTGAGAAGGTATCTATGTTATGAGAAGCATTCAATAAAGCAATTCCTCCTCCTGGTACAATACCTTCTTTAATCGCTGCCTTGGTTGCACAAATAGCGTCTTCAACTCTATCTGCTAATTCTTTTAATTCTATCTCAGAATTTGCTCCTACTTTTACTAAAGCAATTCTACCGGTTAATCTTGCTAGTCTTTTTTCTAAAGCTATTACTTTGTTTGCGGAAGGTTTTTCTAATAAAGACTTTTTAATGTCTTCTATGATCTCTAAAACGCCTTCTGGAGTTTCTCCTATATGTAATATTGTTTCTTCTTGGCTTGTAATACTTTTAACACAAGTTCCCAACATATCAGGCTGTATTAAATCTAAATCATCACCAAGGTCTTCGTTTATTACTGTAGCTCCTGTAAGTAACGCTAGATCATCAAATATTTCTTTTCTATTGACACCAAATGTTGGCGCATCAATAATGTTTATTTTTATATTGCCTTTTAATTTATTCATTGCTAATGTGGATAATGGAATTGGATCCATGTCACTAACTATTAACAATGATTTATTATTTTTTATAACATACTCTAGTATAGATTGTATTTGTCTTATGTTATCTATAGGCGATTCAACCAATAATACTAGTGGATTGTCTAGTTCTGCAGTTTTGCTTTTTTGATTAGTTACAAAATGCATATTCTTTAATCCCATATTGCATTGTATGCCTTCAACTAATTCTAAGCTGCATTCTGGATCAGATGTTGTTTCCATCATTACAACCCCGGTATTTCCAACAGATCTAAAAGCATCGCCAACCAGCTTGCCTAATTCAGGGTCATTGTTTGTTGATATGGTGGCTATCTGGTTTAGCATGTTATCATCAACTGTTATAGCTATTCCCTCAAGGTACGCTATAACATTGTCAACAGCTTTATTTATTCCTTCTTTAATTTTTCTTTCGTTCGGATTTTCAACTGCATAAGCGTTCTTCAAAATAGAGTGCGCTAGTACTGTTGCGGTTGTTGTGCCATCACCTGCTTCTCTGACAGTTTTTCTTGCTGCCTCTTTTAATAGTGTAGCCCCCATATTTTCTACAGGATCTAACAAGATAATTGAATCCGCAACTGTTACACCATCTTTTGTTATAATTGGTCTCCCTAAAGAATCCTCCAATAATACGCACTTACCGCTTGCTCCTAATGTTGAGCTAACTGCTTTTGTTAACTTTTCAATACCAGCGAATACCTTATCACTGGCTTCTTTACCAAAACTTAAATTTTTGACTATAGCGTCCGACATAATTTTATTTGATTAAATTGATATACCTTATATATCACCTGCTTTTTCCTTTTTTTACTTAGCCTTGGCCTTTATATGGCTTCTTGTAATTTTTGGATGTTTTTAAACTTGAAGTTTTATTCTTAGAATGTATACCCGGTCTAGATATACTTTTTACAATACGTTTAGTATCCGATGCTTGTTTCGCCATAGTATGTATAATATTAAAATTAGTAATCCCAACCAGAATAACCCAAGATAATTAATTTTTCTATCCACCAACTTAATTTTGGACTCCTCCTGTTCATTTACTTTAGTTTTACTAGTTGCTACCGAATCGATGTTTTTTGTGCTCGATTCTTTATTAGTGTTTGTATACAGTGTGTTAGACTTATTCTTTTTAATATTTAAAATAACATTTTTATAACTTTTGCCGTCAATTATAATAGCCTTACTTGTATCTATAGGCGTTATAGTTATTTCGCTGCTATCGGTATTAGTGACTATGCTTGTAGAATCCTCTTTATCTTTCTTCTCTGATTTTTCAACTACTATCTTTGTTTCTGTAACGCTATCTTTCTTCGTCTCTTCCGTGTTTACTAATACCTTTCTTGAAGAACACGACGTTAGCAGTATAAGTATAATAAATATAAAACTCCTCATTATGATTGAATTATTAATGTTATGTCTTTTGCTTTTTGCATCTTTTTAAATAACTTATCAAATGCTTTTCTTGATTGCCCAATGAATTCCTTGTGTCTTGTCTGGCCAACTAATATACATCCTTCTGTATTATGGTTGGTATTCCCAGAATGAATTCTTACCCCTTCGAAACCTGGCACGTTAAGTAATAGTGGCAATAATCTTTTAAACCTGTTAGATTGGTTTATTATTACTTTATATGTCCCCTTTGGTATTGCTGTCTCTCCTTTTATTTTTACAGGCCTTTCTAAATCCTCTAAAGTAAAGCACTCAAAAATACCATCTACAGTCATCTCTCCTATTACAGAGTTTTCTCCTTTGTACAATCTCCTTACTACTATTAACATAATTTATAAACTTAATATTTTTTTAATAATTAAACCTAATGTTACGAATGCAACACCTGTTACGCCTTTACCCCAGAACTTAGCTGTCTCAAATTCGTTTTTAATTTGTGTTAATTCTTTCTCTAAGATTTCTATTTTCTCGTCGTTTAATTCCATTAAATGCACAAACCCTTTATTGCCATTTAAAGCCGATCCACCTAATAGTATTTTTATTTCTTTTACACTATCTTTGATGTCGCTTAAATCTTGTTTGTATATTCTGAAATGGTGCTCAAGGCGGTCAAGTCTTTCACTGTCCTCACTCATAATCATTGTTTATGCTTGTTCGTTATTATTTGTATTTTTCATTTTAGAATAGATAGTAACGGAATCTAATACGGTTTGACTGCTTAAATATGCAACCGCGATTAGTGTCCAATCCGAAGATTCTAAGTCCGCAAACATTAATAGTCCGCTGGCTATTAAAAAAACGAATAGCTTCCTGCTTATCCATTTGTTTATAAGTGTATCTAAATTTTTTTTGCTCATATTGTTGCTAATAACCCCCCAATTAAAAATCCTATTGCTGTTCTTATAATATCATTTTTGTCTATATAAGCACCTGTTCTGTCCCAATGGTATAACTCCCATCCATACCCCACAAAAATACCCAAGATGGCCGACAATAAAGGAACACCAATATACTTACTTTCCGTTGTGTAGTCGTTAAATCCAGTTAACCATCCAATTATAAACATTATAGCTGTTCCAAGTATTACGTGTAGTGCGTTTCTCATATTTCTGTATTATAAGGTTGTTCATCATACCATACCCATCCATCTACCGGATAGGAGTACGTATCTTTTAATTCTTTTTTTAACTCATACGTTTCAGAATAAATAAAGTTAGGAGCATAAATCCAACTATCTCCGTCCTGTTTATAAAACCCTTCCGTTGTTATCCCACTATTGTCCATCCTAATGAAGTTATTATTAATCTATTTGCTGCCGTTAATCCAGCGGCCCCTGTAGCTCCTGTTATGTTAATTGTTTTCCCTACAACGACTCCTTGTGCAGCCATATCATTAAAAAGTGTCACTAAAGCTGCTGTAGATAGAGATGTGTAACTTATGTTTATCTGTGGAGAAGCTCCTGTCCATTGCCCTGCTGATGTATTTAAAAATCTTATAGATGTTATTAGATTGGTGGTCGTGGCTGATCCACTAAATCCAAATATTGACATAGGACATCTAAAACTTAAAGATGGCACTAAATTAGCTCCAATAAGCCCGCTTAAATTTACCAAGGGAGTGGCTCCTAAACTTCCTAACTTATCAACGTTAGTTATTGTAGTAAGACTTCCGCAACTCTCTATAAGTTGATTTGCATTTAATAATGTTGTTGTTTGTGATGTAGGTAGAATTAACGTTTTTAATGCAAGACATTGAAAAAATGCTGTAATCCAGTTTGTTCCTGCGCCCACAGTGGCAGGCATAGTTAATGTAACTAACTCTCTATTTCTAATGAATGTACTATTAAAATTACTACAACTGCTCATTGATGTTGGCATTGTTATACTTTCTAAAGCATAACAGTTTGTAAACGCTGTTGCCATCGTTGTAACACTATTCATTGTAGGCGGAAGTACAATAGACTTCAAACTATTGCATTCACTAAACATTAATGTTAAATCAGTAGCCCCTGTCATTGAAGAAGGCATAACTATTGTTTCTAATGCTCTACAATCTTGAGCAAATGAGTTCATAGTTGTTATACTATTTTGCGCTGTATTAGGCATTGTAATACTTCTAATACTTGTACAACCACTAAACATAGAGCTTAAACTTCCTGTAAAGTTATATGTATTTGGTATTACAACACTCTCTAAAGCTGAGCAGCCTGCAAATGCAGTAGTTCCTGTGGTTAATCCTCCTCCTAGAGTGGATGGTAGAACTAACTCGTATAAATTTCTACAACCGTTAAATGCGTTAGCTATAGTTGTACACGCTGTAAATCCATTTTGAAAAATTACAGAAGTTAGTGATACTGCTGTTCCAAATGCAAGTGACAATGAAGTTGCATCAAACCCTAAAGGAAATAGCAATCTTTTTAAATTAGCGCAGTTACTAAACGTTGATGCTAAGCTATATCTAGCATTAGAAGAGCAGGTTGCTGGAAAATATACATTCTCTAAAGATACGCAGTTTCTAAAACCATTTCCTAAATCAACACCAGTTAAAAGAGCAGGAGTTGGTAAGTCTGTAAACCTCACCCACTCTAAACTAGTACATCCATCAAATATTGCTGTTAAAGTAGTTACTGTACTTATACTTGGTAGTGTTATATTTTTTAATGATGCACAGTTTGTGAATGTGTTATTTAGTGTCGTTACGTTTATTACATTTGGTAATGTAACCTTTGTTATATTATAACATCCTGAGAATGTAGATTCTAATTGATTACCTGTTAAAACGGGAGAACTAGGTATTACATATTCTCCTCTTAGATTGGTACAGCCACTAAAAAAGTGCCTAAAATCTGCAACAACACCTGTAAATGTAGTTGGTAATATTACCTTTTGTATTGATGTATTTTGAGAAAACATAAATCCAATCCCAGAGGTCCAACCTACAGATGCTGGTAATTTTACATATTCTAAAAATCCAAATCCTCCAACTACTGTAGCAGCTGAACCTACATTACCATAAGTTGGCGCAGATGCAACGCTTGTTCCATTGCCATAATAAACTTCTAAAAGCCCCATCTGATAAGCCAATGAGTTACCTGTTATAATAGGCGCAACACATTGAGCAAATGTAATAACACAAGTAGGATCACCATAAATTCTAATCTTAAACGTAGTATACCCTCTTGAGCAAGGTGTACCTGTGCCTATAACATATTGGTGAGAAGTATTGGTAGTTCCTGTAGTGGTTATTGTGTCAGTAACACCATCTCCCCAATCAATATAAATGTTACCTGTTGTCCTTGTAAACTGAGTTCTAATTGTAAAATTAGCTAGGTTAACATCAGCTACTAACATCTGAACTTCGCCTGCGACATCTGTAATTGGAATCCAATCAAGAGGTCTCTCCCAATCTGTAGGAGTAGGCTTTGGTTTGAAAAAATTCTGTATTGGTAATTGAACTCCCATTATTTAAATATTGTTAAATTTCCAACTATATCTGTCTGAGGCGGAAACATTGTATAAAATTTACAACTTCCAGCCGCGGCATCTATCTGAGGAAGCATCTTACAACTCGTCACCTCTAAGTTACTAGCGTTATTAGGTGTAAAATTAATGAACGACGTAGCAGTTATATTTGCATCAGTGTAAGTATACTCGTAGTAAATTCCAACTAAAGCCCATCCAGCAACAAGTAGCGATATGCTTGTGTTTTGTATAAATTTATCTTGCTTCAAAGCCAAAGCATCAAACACACCGTTGCTCTGTACACCATTTGTACTTCCATCTGTGGGTATTGCATCTAAAGGTATATTTGTTGCAGGGACAGGGAAGTTTGTTCTTACAGGGCTTGTACCTCCAAACTGAAAATCATAATTTGGATTGCTGCCGCTTCCGACTCTGTCAGCGTAATACTTTATAACTATTCTGTCAGTTGCTAAAAAAGTTCCATTATTTAGTAAAGAAGCTGCTAAAAACTCTGTATAAACATTTGTGTTGATAGGCGGTGTTTTACTAGAAGTAGAAATAAGAGTTTCAGTTCCGCCTGAATCTCTATGATAAACTTCATAATAAAACTCAGCCGTTCCACTCCCACTTGTTCTTCTTACATTACCTATTGTTAAAATATTTATAATACCAGGATTACCCACTAATACATTTGCGGTTGTTGCCAATGCGGCAATAAATTGCCCTGTTGTTGTTATTGTTCCAGTAGGTATATTAACA